TAGAGCTGCCCGCGCCCGAGGCAATGGCGCGCGCCGTACGCGTCGGCGACCGCGTGCGCGTCACCGTCGAGACGGTAGACGAGGGGGCCGGCAATGTTTAGGGGCGGGAAGGTGCCCGAGCCGGCCGCCGAGGCATTGGAGGCCACAAACCCGTTTACGTTGTACCGCGATAAGATCCTCAACCCCGACGCGGCCGACCTATTCGGGAAATGTGCGACGGCCCAGACGAGAAAAGCCGCGGCCGAATTAGTTGATTATGTCCTGGCCAATATCGGCGACGGCGAGCCGCACACGATACGCCTGACCGTCGATATAGAGGGGCACGACGAAAAAGACGCGACCCGCTACGAGGTAACGACCAGGGCGAGGGTCGACGACCCCGCCGACGTGCGGGCCGTGGGCGACCGCCGCCAATGCCGTATGGAGCCCGCCGGCGAATACGACGGCCGCCGTGCGTGGAAATGCGACCAATGCGGCGCCATCGTAGCCTCGCCCGAGGGCGGCCCGTTGAACGCGGTTTTATATTGCGAGCAATGCGGCGCGCGTATCGCGAACTAAGGGGGCGGCACATGAGATACATCAGCATTTTTAGCGGCATAGAGGCGGCCACGATGGCCGCCCGCCCGTTGGGGTGGGAGCCCGTGGCGTTTTCGGAGATCGACCCCTTCCCGTGCGCATTGTTGGCGCATCATTTCCCAGGCGTGCCGAATTTGGGCGATATTACAAAAATTGATTGGAGGCCATACTATGGAGAAATCGACCTCGTGGTCGGGGGTAGCCCGTGCCAAAGTTTCAGCGTCGCAGGAAACCGCGAGGGGTTACGGGGCGAATCGCGCCTCATGTATGAGTATTGCCGAGCAGTTCGCGAGATCAGGCCCGAATATTTCCTGTGGGAAAACGTACCAGGCGCCCTGTCAGCCGACGGCGGGGACGCGTTCAGGCAGCTCCTCGATGAAATGGGGGACTGCGGGTATAGTATCGCGTGGCGAGTATTGGACGCGCAATTCTTCGGAGTACCCCAGCGCCGCCGCCGCGTGTTTGTTATCGGACGTCTTGGAGACGAACCCCCAGCCGAAATACTATTTGAGCCCGACGGTGTGCGCGGGGATTATTCGCCGAGCCGAGCGAAGAGGGAAGAGCTTACCAGCGCAAGTAAGAGAAGCCTTAATCGCGCAATCTCGATAAAAAACGATCCTACGATAAAAATATCTGAGAACGATGGCCCGGCGTTTACGTTGAGGGCTAGCAGCACACGCAGCAGCGACATTGTTTGCATAGCGGACGACAACGCAAACGCTGCAATTGATGAAGAATTGTGCGGCACCCTCAAGAGGGGCGGCGGCGCGCCCTATGACATAGGGCCAGAAGGGTCGCTAACCCCGTGGGATCATCAATCTACCCGCATATTCAGCCAAAACGGAATATCATGCGCGCTTCAGAGCGAAGGCGATAGGGGCGCGGACTTGATGCCCGCCGTGCTTGCATTCGATACCACGCAGATAACAAGCAAGCAAAATTCTTCCAATCCTCAATACGGGGACGCTTGCCACACGTTAAACGCTAACGCGCACGTGCCGGCGGTTGCAATAAACGGCGGTTATATAGTCAGACGCTTGACCCCTGTAGAGTGCGAACGGCTGCAAGGTTTTCCCGATAATTACACGCGCATACCCTACAAAGGGAAGCCCGCCGAGGAATGCCCCGACACGCCACGCTATAAGGCTTTGGGTAATAGTTTCTGCGTGCCCGTCGTGCGTTGGATATTCGAACGGATCGACGCCGCCGAGCGCGGCACGTTGTGGAAGGACGGGCGGCGCCATGCAGGCGAATAAATTTTACAGCGTGCCATACGACGGCCACCACTGGGCCGACGTGCGGTTATTGGCTATCGCCACGGGCGACGCGATCCCGACCGCGTACGGGCGCTGGCATATCCTATTAGGGGCCATCTACCAGATGGGCGGGCGCATAATCCTGACGGCCGCCGCGCGCCGTTTCCTGTCCGACGAATTGGACCTAGACCCCGAGGCGTTGGAGCCGTATCTCGAGGCGTGCGCCGCGTGCGGGCTGATCGAGCCCGCCGAGCTAGAGCGGGGCGCCGTCGTATCCCGCGGGGCGTGCGAGGAATTGCAACGCCGCCGCGACGCCGAGGCCAACGGCCGCAAGGGCGGCCGCCCGCGCAAGGACGCCGGCGCGTGACGCATCCCGCAACATGGGGGAGCCCCATGAGCTAGAGGGCATCCCTTCCTAGCCCGCCCAGGTAAGCCGCACCGCCTGGGCGGGTTTCATTTTCAAGACTGGCGGCGGGGAAATTGAAAACCCAGGGGTAAAACCCAGGGGTAAAACCCAGGGGTTAAACCCCCCGCTAAAACCCCCAGGTTAAGCCCATGGGTTAAACCTAAACTGAAACCTATTTATATATATATTTATCTATTAAGGCTTAGAACGTTATCTCAATAGATACTAGGCGCCCCGAAGTTATCCACAATGCGCCCGAAGTTATCCACAATGCGGGGCGCGCCCAGCCGATCCGCGCCGAGTGACACGCGCGGGAATATCGCCGACAGCCGCGGGGGACCAGGCAGCCCGCGGCCACCTCCTACCGGCCCCGCGGGCATCCGGCGGCGCGTCCTAACCTTTCCTCCGCGCCGATACTCTCACAGCCCGCGGGGCATGGAGGCGGGAGACGGACATGGAGAGAGGCGGCGCCGTGAAACGTTTACGTATTCCAAGACTTGAACCGACGGGCACCCGCGCGAAATTGCGGGCATGGGACAAACCGCGGCCCGCCGCGCGCTACACCGCCGACGACAGCGAGCGATCCGAGCGCGAGCCGTGGCGCCGCACGGGATACGGCCGCGCGCACCGCGCCGAGCGCCAACGCGTGGCGGCCCGGCAGGGCGGGAGGTGCGCCTATTGCGGGCGCGTGTGCGCCGTGTTCGACGGCGAGAAATGGCGGGGCGGCGAGTTGCACCACGAGACCCCGCTGCGTCGTGGGGGCGAATCTAACGGGCGGCGCGTGCTGCTATGCACTAGCTGCCACCGTAAGGCGGATGCAGCCCTCAGACGGCGCGAGAGCGGCGCATAGGCCCGTTTCCAGGGCGTTTAACGCGCGATAGGCACGGCATAACGCCCGAAAAGGGGGAGAGGGGTCCGAAAAAACACCCACCCAGAAGTCCACCAAAGCGCCCAACCCTCGAATATATTTCCACGAAATTGGAGTTTCAGGGCCCGCGGCGGCGGCCCTATATCCGCTATTGATACGCTAAAACGTGACACCCGCGCCAATATTCCACGCATGAAACGAACGCGAGGGAAGGGCGCGCAAATGCCTAGCAACTTTTACACAGCCGGCGCGGCGGCAATGACAAGCAACGCCGACGACTGGGAAACCCCGCGGGCGTTGTTCGACGAATTGAACGCCCGCTACGGTTTCACGTTGGATCCATGCGCCACGCATGAAAATGCGAAATGCCGCAAGCACTACACCGCCGCCGAGGATGGCCTGGCCCAGGATTGGAGCGGCGAAACCGTTTTTGTTAATCCGCCGTATGGCCGCAACATGGCCGACTGGGTGCGTAAATGCGCCGAGGAATCTAAGCGCGCTAAAGTGGTAATGCTAATTCCCGCGCGCACCGACACGGTGTATTTCCATGACTACATTTACCACCGCGCCCGCGTCACGTTCATACGCGGCCGTTTGAGATTTGAGCGGGGGGGGTCGCCCTCAACGCGGCGCCGTTCCCAAGTATGGTCGTGGAGTTTCCCGACCCGAAACCGCCCGCCGATAGATAGGGGGAGCAAATGCCGAGCAATCCAGATTTGAAAATTGAAACAATGCCGACGGCCGACCTCGTGCCGTACGAGAATAACGCGAAGATACACACGCCCGAGCAGGTCGAGCAGATCGCCGCGAGCATCCGCGAGTTTGGCAACTGCGACCCCATAGCCATCTGGCACGATCCCGACGGCCGCCCCGTTATCGTCGAGGGCCACGGGCGCCTGTTGGCGTTGCAATCGTTGGGAATTGAGACGGCGCCCGTTATCAGGCTAGACCACCTGACCGACGAGCAGCGCCGCGCATACGCGCACGTGCATAACCAAACTACGCTGTCCAGCGGTTTCGACCCCGAGACGTTGGCCGCCGAGATAGCCGACCTGCCGGCGTTCGATTGGAGCGCGTACGGCTTCGACGCCGTGGAGGCGCCGCCCGTTTTCGACCCCGAGGAAATCGCCGAGGCCGAGACGCCCGAGGCCCCGCCGCGCCGAGTGGAGCGCGGCCAGATTTGGAGCCTCGGTGAGCATCTCCTCATGTGCGGGGACAGCGCCGACGCCGGCGACGTTGCCGAATTGATGGCCGGCGGCCCCGCCGATTTGCTACTGACGGACCCGCCCTATAACGTCGGCCTGGGAATGAAAGAGGGGCACGCGGGCGGCCACAAGCTGAGGCCCAGCGAGGCCGCCGTGATGGAGCGGCGCGGGGACGCGCCCGCGTTGGCGAATGACTATTACGACGACCCCGAGGAATACCGCGCCTGGCTGTCCCGCGTTTGGGCCGCCGTCGTGCCGGCGTTGAAGCCGGGCGCCGCGTTCTATGTTTGGTATGCGAGCCTCCAGGCGCCCGCCGTTTGGGCGTCCATGTGCGGCGCGGGTTTGGAGCCGCGCCAAACTATGGTATGGGTCAAGTCCCATTTTGCGATAGGCCGCCAAGACTACCAATGGCAGCATGAACCGTGCATATACGGATGGCTCGGGGGCGCGCCGCACTATTTCACGCCCGCCCGCAACGAGACCACGGTCGTAGAGGATTTGCCCGACGTGAACAAGATGAATGTTTACGAGTTGCGCGAGGCGTTGCGCGAGGCCATGGCCCGAGGCGTCGAAACGACCGTATTGAGGGCGCGCAAGCCGCTGGCCAGCGAGCACCACCCGACAATAAAGCCCGTTGTTTTGTTCGCCCGCCAGATGGCCAACAGCACCCGCGCGGGCGCCGTCGTGTTCGACCCGTTCGCCGGCGCTGGCACCACGCTCCTGGCCGCCGAGCAGTTGGGGCGCCGCGCGCGCGTTATGGAGCTAGATCCGCTATTTTGCGACGTGATCCTCGAGCGTTGGGAGACGTTCACGGGCGGGGCCGCGGGGCGTGTGAAATGATAACGGCCGTATGCATCGAATGCGGCGCGCTATTCCAAGCCCAGCGGACCACCGCGAAATATTGCTCGGCGGCGTGCAAGCTACGTTATAACCGCAACCGCGGCGCGGCGTTGGTCCCAGACGCGCCGCCCGTTATCCGCGCCCGCGAGGTGGGCGCCGACGAGGTGGGCCGCGCAATCGCCAACGCCCGCACGTGTTCGCACGCGTTCGCCCAGCTATCCGAGGCCGCGCCCCATCAGTTGCGCGCGGGGTGCGCGCGCGTATCGGAGACGATAGAGCAGGCCCTCGAGGATGAAGGGTGGTAGACATGGGACGCGGACGCAAGCCGAAAAACAACGCGATACGCCGCGGCGGCGCGGGGCCGTTGGACGTGAGGGCCGAGCCCTTGGCGCCGGCGCCGCGTTTGGAAATGCCCGAGACCGTGGCGGCAAACCCAACAATGGCCGCGTGCTGGGCGTTGATAGTGGGCGACGCGCCCATATTCCAGCCCGCCGACGTGCCACAGCTAGAAGCATACTGCTATTGGTATGCGGTTTTGCAGCAGTGCATAAACCAGACGATAAAGCCCGACGGGCGGGTCGTTACGCTATTCGCGCGCAAGGACGCGCCCGAGAGCGTGCGCCCGAACCCCGACATTAGGACGGCCGAAAAGGCCACCGCCATGTTGAGGCAGCTCGGCGCCGAGTTGAACCTGAGCCCGACGGGCCGCGCCCGCGCGGGATTGTTGGACGCCATGACAAAGAGCACCCAGGCCGACGTGATCCGCAAGACGGCCGAGGGTTTCGCGCGTTTCAAAGAGCAGCAGGGGGCGGGCGCCATTGCTAAGGAGTAGGCGCCGGCGCACGTCCAAGGCGGGCCGCGAAACCGCCGAATTATACGAATGGTTCGCCGCCACGCATATACACCACGTCGGCAACGACGAATACAACGGCCGCCCGTTTTTCCTCGAGGAATGGCAGCGGGCCAACATCTGGGCGCCGCTATTGGCCACGGGCCGCAAGACGCCCGACGGTTTCGCGAGACACTACCGCCGCGCGTTGGTAGGGCTCCCGCGCAACTACGGAAAAACTGAAATCGTGTGCGCGTTGTTGTTGACCGTGGCGAACATGGAGCCCGTGGCGAACGGGCAATACGCAATCATAGCGAGCAGCAAGCCGCAAGCCGCGAAGATACTACGCACGATAAAAGCCATGGTACAGCTAGACCCCGACCTCCGCGCGTTATGGGACCCGTTCAAAGACGAGCTGCAGAACCGCGAGACGGGCGCCGTTATCCAGGTTTTCCCGTACAGCGAGGCGGCCATCCAATCGTGGCACTTCAATTTTGTGATCGCCGACGAGTTGCACGTGTGGCGCGACGGCCTGGTATATGACGCCTTGGTTTCGGGTATGAAGGGCGTACCAAATGCCCTGCTAGTGTGCATCACGACGGCGGGCCTGAACCGCAGCGGGTTTCTATGGGATTGGATGCAGACGGCCGCCGACGATCCAGCGTGTTACGTGTGGTGGCATGGGGCCGACGACGACGACGACCCCGACGACCCCGCGCTATGGGAGCGTATGGCCCTCCCGTCGTGGATAGACCCCGCCGACATGGCCGACCAGCGCGCGAGCATGAGCGGCCCCGCGTTCGAACGTTACGTATTGAACCGCTTCCCCGTGCGCGCCACCGCCGAGCACGCCTTCACGCGCCCGCAAATTGACGCGTGCATGGCCGAGGCCCAGGCGTTCGACTTTTCGCGCCCGTTCGTGTTGGGCGTGGACGGCGCCACAAGCGGCGACTCGTTCGCAATCGTGGCGCACCAGGAAACCGACGACGGGAAAGACGCCTTTCACGAATGGGTATTCGATACGCCCGGCGATAGCGGGTATTACGACCTTGACCAGATAGAGCAGTTAATAGCGGGTATCGCGCACGAATACCGCTGCAGCGTCGGCATAGACCCCGCCCGTTTGCTATTGATGGCCCAGCATTTGCAAGACCGCTACGGCGTGGACGTTTTCGAAGTACCGCAAACGAATAAAATCATGTGCCCCGCGTCCGACTTGTTGGCGCGATCCGTACGCGGGAAAACGGCGCTATTGGACGGGTGCCCGAAGTTGGCCGAGCATCTGGCCAACGCCCGCGTATTGTACCGCGAGCCGTACGGCTGGCGGTTTACGAGCGTACGCCACGGACAGGGCACGGAGCGCATAGACGCCGCCATAGCGGCGGCAATAGCGAAATACGCCACCGCAACCATGGGGCCGCCCGTGCAATCGTTCGCCGAGACGGGCGGCATATGGATACTCTAGCGCGTGACACGGGCGCGAATATATCCGCAAGCAAGGAAAACCCACGGACGCCGAGAGGGGGCGCCGTATGGCATTTTCGGACAGGTGGCGCGAGTTTTGGATGCTACCGCCCAAGGATAACGACCCCGCCCAGATTGAAAACACCCTAACCCCCATGGGCGACGGGCAAACGGAATTTATCAGGATAGACGCGCCGCGCGTGCATCGTTTCGGCGATTGGCTGTCGAGCGACTTTATAGCGTGCGAGACCGTGAAAATTCGCGCCATCCGTTCGCTCCCCGTTCACATCGTGGAGCGCACGGCCACGGGCCGCGAGCCTACCGACGCGCACCCCGCCGCCGCGTTGCTACGACGCCCCAACGCCCTCATGAGTTGGGGCGATTTGTGCGCCTGGTGGATTATGCGCCGCGACGTGGAGGGCCGCGCGTTTATCCGCGTGCAGCGCGACCGCGAATATAACCCCGTGGCGTTGTGGCCCGTGTTGGGCGCCGTCGATACGCGCCTCGATAAGGCCACGGGCCGCGTGGTGTATTCGGGCGGCCCAGACACCTACAGCGAGGCCTGGACCGCCGGCCCAGACGGCGTTATTTGCGTTAAAACCGACGTTACCAAGACGGGCGCCCGCGGCGTTTCGATCCTAGAGGCCGCCGCGGACGATATAGGGCTATCGGTAGACCTGACGGAATTTTACAGGCGCTTAATCACCGACGGCGTGAATTTCCAGGGATGGCTCGAGCACCCCAACAGGCTAGACCCCGAGGACATAGACGCGCTTCGCACGTCGCTAAAGGCCCAGAGCGCCGAGGACGGCCCCGGCGGCATCCGCGTTTTTGACCGCGGGTTGAAATACCATCAGGTCGGCCTGACCGTTTCGGACATGGACCTTGTGAGCCAAGAACGTTTCGTATTGGAGAAAGTCTGCCGCGCGTGCCATGTGCCAATGCATCACGTGTACGCCGACGGCGGCGCGACCGCCACGGCCGCAACGGGCGCCGACATCGACTTTGTAAAACACAGCATCCTGCCCGAGATAACCGCATTCGAGGAGGCATTCCAGCCCCTCCTCGACATGGACGGCACGGACAGCGGATACAGATTGAAATTCGATACCAATGGACTTTTGCGCGGCGATTTCAAAACGCGCATGGAGGGCTATCGCATAGGCGTATATGCGGGCATTTTCACGCGCGCGTATTGTTGCACGCAAGAAGATATTTCCTGGCTGCCGGGCCAAGAGAAACTAATGCAGCCGACGGCATATTATCTCCTAGACGAGAACGGCGAGCCGTACAACCCCGCGCCCGCCACGGAGGGCACCCGCGGCCAGTCTGACGGGGTAAGCGGCATCGACCCCAAGGAGACCGCCGCGCGCCTGCGTCCGTTCGTCACGGACGCGTTGGCGCGCGTCGAGAAACGCGCCGCCGCCGACGGCGACACCACGAAAACGCGCGAGTTCGCCGCGACCGTATGCGCGCCGATATACGAGGCCGCCGCGTTGGCTGGCGAGTTTATAGACCTATCAGACGAAATCGCACAGGCGATAGAGAGGGGCACCAATGCGTAATTGGTTCAACATCGAAAACACCGCCGAGGCCGTGACAATCGACATTTACGGGCCTATCGGTAAATCATGGTGGGACGACGACGCCACCGACGCCAAAAGCGTTTTGGACGCCATCCGCGACGCGGGCGGGCGCCCTATCGAAATTCACGTGAACAGCGAGGGCGGGAGCGTGTTCGACGCGTTCGCCATCTTCACGGCAATTCGCAACTACGACGGCGAGACAACGGCATACGTTGACGGCCTGGCCGCGTCGGCCGCGTCCTACATCATCGCCGCCGCCGACCGCGTGGAAATGTCAGACGTGGCCTGGCTCATGATCCACGAGGCTAGCGGCGCCGTATGGGGCAACAAGCACGAGCTCGCGAAAGAGATCGAGGTATTGGACGGCATCGACCAGACGATAGCCGGCATTTACGCAAAGAAGGGCAACCAGCCCGCCGAGGTTTACGCCGAGCTCATGGAGGCCGAAACGTGGCTAGACGCCGAGAGCGCCCTCGGGTGGGGCCTGGTTGACGAGATCGCCGAGGCCATGCCCAAGGTGGCCCGCGCGTCCTACGACGCCCGCATCATGGCCCACGTGCCCGAGGCCGCCGCGGCCGCGTTGGCCGCCCAGGCCGAGAGCGCGCCCGAGCGTGACGCGTGCGCGAATATCGACGAAACGCCGCAAGCCGACGCCGACGACGGCGGCACCGCCCAGGAGGGCGGCGCCGAAACCGCCCAGGAGGGCGGCGCCTTCGTGGCAATCGGCGGGCGTATCTACAAGACGAGCAAGAAAGAGGTCGAATAATGACTATCGCAGAAATTAAGGCCCGTATTTCCGAGGCCGAGCAGCAGGTGGCCGACCACGTGGCCGCCGAGAACATGGAGGAGGCATATAAGGCCGAGGGCCGCCTCGCCGCAATGCGCGACGAGCTGGGCCGCGCCATCGACGCCATGGAGGCCGAGAACGCCGCATTTAAGGCCGCACCCATCGACGCCGACGCCCCCAAGTCCGCATTTGCCCAGGCATTCGGCAATGAGGCCGACTTCCGCGGCATTGAGCCTGGTATGCACGGCACCGCCGTTATGAATGCCGCATGGACCACCAGCAACCCCATCGGCACCGACCCCAACCTGCCGCGCGCGGCATTCCAGCCTATGGGCTTCCTCGACACCCTGCCCAAGGGCGTAGCAGATGGAGACGAGAAGTACTTTGTGGCCGGCGCCGTAACCAACGCCGCCGACGAGTGGGCCGAGGGCAACAAGCCCGAATCGTCCATCGCATGGACCGAAAAGACCGCACACCTGTCCACCGTCGCCCATTGGATCCCCATTCATAAGTTGATGGCCCGCCGCTACGGCACCCTCGAGGAGCGCACCGCCGACATGATCCGCACGGGCCTGTATGCCAAGGCCGACGCGCTCTCCATTAAGGGCAACAACAACAACGGCATCGTGGGCATCGTTAACACCGTGGGCGTCCAGACCTACACCAAGACCACCGGCCAGAACATCTACGACGCTATCGTGTCCATGGCCGCGGCCGTTCGCACGAATAGCGGTTATGCCCCCAACTACGTGGCAATGAGCCCCGCCGCAATTACCGCCCTCTCGCTCATGCGTGAGAACGGCGCAACGGGCAGCTATATGTTCCCCAACCTGCGCGCGGGCGGCACTATCGCCGGCCTGACCGTCGTCGAGGATAGCAACCTCGTGGAGACCAGCGACAGCACCACCACCCTCGGCGCAATCGTCTATTACAACGGCGGCGCCGTTTGGAAAACCGCCGACGAGGTAGAGCTGACCATTGGCACCACCGACAAGCAGTTTATTCAGAATGCATATACCCTGCTCGGCGAGACCACCGCGCTCCTGCGCGTGGACGTGCCGGCCGCGTTCTGCTATTGCGCCAACATCGGCGCCTAGAGGCCGCCTGAAGCCATCTAAAGGGAGGTTTTAGAAAATGACGGGACTATATACCAGCAAAGAGCGCGTGGAGCGTGACGGCCGCCTCGTGGCGTACGCCGGCGAGGTTATGAGCATCGACGAGGCCAAGCGCCGCGGCATCTACGAGCACGAGTCCAAGAAGCGCGCGCCCCGCAAGCGCGCGCCCAAGAACCAGGCCGAGACGGAAACCGCCGAGGGCTAGAAATGATCCTAGCAGGCAACAGGACAAACCGTTTCGCGCCCGAAGATTTGCCGCTCAAGGTAGCCGCGCCCTACGAGGGCGCGGCCGCCGTGCGCCTATCCGTCGGCGACGCGTCGGCCACCATTGCGGTCGTGGACGGTTTCGCGACCATCCCAGCCGAGACCATGGCCGAGTTTTTCCCCGATTTGGGGCGCTATGAAATGCACATGGAGACCGCCGACGTTTACGGGCGCTGCTACGCCGTCGAGCGCGTGGCCGCGCGCTACACCGACCGCGCGCGCATCGTGGCATACGGCGCCGCCAACAATGACCGTTTCGACGACGTGACGCGCTACCCCGAGCAGATGGTCGCCGCCGCGATCCAACGCGCCGAGGAAACCATCGAACGCGCCACCGCGCGCAGTTTCACCACCCGCCGCCGCGTCGTCGATTTGTGGCCGCGCCGCGTAAACGAGCTGCCGGTCGAGGATGTGACCGCGTGCGAGAGCGGGGACGCCGACCTCGAGGTCGTGAACGGGCGGCAGGTTTTGGGCGTGACGGAGCACATTAAGGCGAATGTGACGTACGGCGCCGCGTGCGACGCGTCCATAGAGGCCGCCGCGACGCAGCTGGCCGCATGGTTTCTAAGGCCCAAGGCGCAAGCCGAGAACGCCCGCGGGACGTCTATGGACGGCGTGTATATTTCCTACGATTTGGCGACGGGCGCCGAGGGCTCCTGGACGGGCCTCCCGACGGTAGACGCCGCCATAGAGCAGCATAAAAGCCGCCGCGTGATTGTGGGGTAGGGCATGGCCGTTAATTTGGACGTAGCGCAGAAAGCCATCGAGCAGGTGGACGCCGACCTGCGGGCGTTGTTCGCCCCCGAGGTTTTCGCCGAGCGTTTCCCCGACGTGCCCGCGCCCGTCGTGTCTTTGGAGTTGATAGGGGCCGAGCCCGAGCCGTGCCACGTGTTCACGTGGAGCACCGCGCGCGAGTTCGGTATCGAACAGAACCTGAGCGGCGCCATGTTGCAGGTTAGTTTCCATGTTTGGGTAACGTGTATCGGCACGGGCCCCGACGCCGACGCGGCCGCCGCCGCGGCCAACGCATACCACAGCATGGTCCTTCAAATGGTTATGGGGGACGTGACCCTTCACGGATTGGCCGCGGAAATCATGGTCCCGCAAGTCCGCGAGACGGACGCCTGGAGCGACCCCGACGGGCGGCGCCATTGCGGATACCTACTAGATTTGGAAGTACGCAAGTGGATAAGCCCCGACCCGTCGCTCAGTGAAATTCTAGAGGCCGTGCCAGCGGCCCAGTAACGAAAGAAGGTTTTACGGATGAATAGGAATTACGGCCAATTCGGCCTCGCCATCCAGACCGCGCGCGGCACCGCCGCAACCGCGCCCGCCGTGAGCTATTACGCTTCCGACGATTCAGACGGCATCGACAGCAGCAAGAGCCTAGAGACTATCGCCCTGACCATCGGCGGCAAGTCAACCGCCGTGGAGACCTACACCGACGAGGTCGAAGTCGGCATGGAGACCACTACGCTGGCGTTCGCCGACGTGTTGGGCGTCCTTTTGGCGGGCGCCATGGGCGCCGAGACGGTAAGCGGCTCGGGACCGTACACCCATACTTTCAAAGCCGGCGAAGATTTGCCGTATATTACGGCCTTCGAGCAGAAGGGCGCAAAGAACGCCGCCATCCGCAAAATGACCGACGCCAAGGTAGACGAGCTGACAATCACCGCCGAGGGCGTGGCCCCGTTGGCCGTGGAGGCGTCGCTCGCCGGTTGTGACGCACCCTGGACCGCCGCCACCGCGTGGAGCGGCCCAGAGTTCAGGATCGAGGACGGCTATTTTACCCTGGCCGATATTGAGACCCTTTTCAGCCTTTCGACCGACACCCCCGGCGCGATCCCCGCGGGCGTTAATTTGGAATCTATCGAAATCGGCATCGCTAACAACGTGGAGGCGACCAGCACCCTCGGAAACCCCAAGCCCAAGGACCAGGTCGAGCAAACCCAGAACGTAACGGTCAATATCAGCGGCACCACCGACAGCACCGCCCTGTATCGCGAGGTTATCACGGGCAGCGCCACGGGCACAGACATTGCCACCGCGGTAGTGACGGGCAGCCTGCAGCTGACTATCAAGCACAGCGCAAACCCCGACTACAGCCTCGTTGTGAAAATTCCGCGCATCCCGTGGGAATGCGAGGTCCCCGCGGTTTCGACCGACGGCGGCCCGTTCGAGTTGAGCCTGTCCACCGACGACGCCCTGGCCGTGGCCGGCACCGCCGCCGAGTTCATTCTGACCAACGGCAACGCCGCATATTTGGCATAGCGCCGCGATACGTAGGAGGTTTTCAAGATGGCAGCTAACTACAAGCTCGGCCCGTTGGAATCACGGTTCGTTTTCACGGGCGCCCAGACGGGGCGCCGCGTGGAGGCCGTGAGCACCCCCGCGGGCTACATGATCGCCGACGAGTTCACCGACGGCCTCATGTTTTCGCATCCCGACCATACGCCCGCGTGGTACTGGGTGCAGTTCACGCACGCGTTGGCGTGCGTGACCATGAGGGCGAACGGGCTCGTGGAGTTTCCCCTCCCGTTGACCCGTGAGACCATCTTCGACGTGTTGAACCGTTGGGAGTACGAGGTCGTGGAGGAATACCAGCCCGAGCCCGACCCCGAGGGGGAAAAGGCGCCCGACCCTTTAGCGGACGCCCAGGGCGGCGGCCGGGAAACCGCCGCGGGCGAATAGCCGCCATACTTTCACGCGCGAGCGGGGGAGACCCCGCCGCGCTCCTGCGTTTGGGGCTAGAAGAGCCCGACACGTTCGACGCGTTCTGGTATGCGTACGTGTTTACACCCGCCCGCGAGGCCGAGGCCGACCCGCAATCAGTGATAGACCGCGAGGTCGCCCGAGCCCGCGGGCGCGTGTGACGCCCGCCACATAATGGGGCCATGCCATCGACTACGTTTATAACAACCAACGGAAAGACGCAGCGCACGCGCGCCACGGGCGGCGGCGTGAATTTTTCCATGGAGATACAAAGCCCCTTCGATTTCACGCGCTTTGGATACGACACCGTGCAGCCCGCCCTCGCGCGGCGTACCATGCCCAAAATGAGGGAATACGCCCAGGGCATCAAGAAGGGCGCCACCGCGCGTGTTTCGCAGCACCCGAGCGGGCTCTGGCGCGATTCCACGGGCGTTTACTATAATCCGCGCTATTACATGC